TACATTGAAATTGGTAGAACTGTAAATGGTGAGATTGGATATATCGGTCACATCCCTGCGGCAACCATGCGTGTACGCAGACTCCGTGATGGATATGTTCAATTGATTGCAAACAAAGTTGTCTATTTCCGTAATTTCGGGGCAAAGAATGTAAACTATATTACCGATGACCCTAGACCAAATGAGATTATTCATATTAAGGAATATTCCCCACTAAATACTTTTTATGGTGTTCCAGATGTAATGGCTGCCATGGCATCTATTCTTGGAGACCAACTTGCATCACAATACAACATTGATTACTTCAATAACAAGGCTGTTCCTCGCTATATCGTTACCCTAAAGGGTGCACAGTTGACACAGGATGCAGAAGACAAACTATTCCGTTTCTTGCAAACAGGTCTTAAGGGCCAGTCGCACAGAACTCTATACATTCCACTACCAGGAGATTCTGACACAAATAAGGTCGAATTCAAAATGGAACCTATTGAGAACGAACCACAAGAAGGTTCATTTGCACAATATCGTAAACAGGTTCGTGACGATATTCTAATTGCTCACCAAGTTCCTTTGTCAAAACTTGGCGGTAGCGACTCTGCACAACTAGCAGCATCTCTATCACAAGACCGTACATTTAAAGAACAAGTGGCAAGACCTGCACAGCGTAATCTTGAAAAGATTCTTAATAAAATCATTCGTGAAAAAACAGATATTCTCGAACTTAAGTTTAACGAACTTACACTTACTGATGAACTTGCTCAATCACAGATTCTCACAAACTATGTTAAGAACCAAATTATGGCTCCCAATGAGGCTCGTGAAATTCTTAATTTGTCAGAACGCTCAGACGGTGATGAAATGATTCAACCAACTGCTAGACAAGCAGCGGATGCTAATGCAAATAATCAACAGAACCGTTCTCGTGATGCTCAACGTCAACAAGCACAAGCAGATAACACTGCTACAACTGCTGGAAGAAATCCAAAGGGCGAAGGGAGACGCTCCGCTTAAAAAAGTGTTATAATAATGTTTACATAACACTTGATTAAAAAGGGGCTATAATTAATAGTATGAGTATTCAGAAGGCACACTTCGATATTGACGGAAATAATGTCCGTATCTCGATGCCCCTCACTAAAGTAGATGCAGAACGTAGAATCGTATCTGGATTTGCTACACTTGATAACATTGACAAGCAAAATGATATTGTTACACCAGAAGCATCACTGAATGCATTCTCTAAATTCCGTGGCAACATTCGTGAAATGCACCAACCAAAAGCAGTAGGTAAAATGGTGGCATTCAAAGAAGATAAATACTTTGACCCAGAGACAAAGAAGTTCTATCAGGGCATTTATGTATCAGCATATATTTCTAAAGGTGCACAAGATGCATGGGAAAAAGTAATCGATGGAACCTATACAGGTTTTTCTATCGGTGGTAAAATGAACAAATGGGACGATGCATATGACGAAAAAATGGATGCTTCTATCCGTGTTATTAAAGATTACGACTTGGTTGAACTTTCATTGGTTGACAGTCCAGCAAATCAGTTTGCCAATATTCTTTCTGTCGAGAAGGTAGATGGTCTTGATACCATCACTGGCGAGGGTACAGAGACAGTTCTAGAAAATGTATTCTGGGACAAAGAATCTGGATTAGTAGTAATCTCAGAAGAAGAAACTGCAGTAAGTCCAACAACTGGAAGCAATATGCAGAACATTGGTTTTGTCGAGAAGTCAGATGATGACAAACTCGACATGGTTAAATTCTTAGTTGATAGTGCTAAAGGCATTAATACTTCTAAGACTATTAAAAAGGAGAATGATAACATGTCAGATGAAATCGTAAAAGATGAAATCGTAAATGTCGCTCCAGAGGCAGAAGTTGTAGTTGACGCTCCTGCTACAGAAGAAGTTGTTGAAGAGGCTCCAGTAGCCGAGCCAGCACATGTAGAAGAAGTTGTAGAAGATGTCCCAGGTTCAGAGGAAGTAATTGCTAAGGCAGTTGCAGAACTTGGTTCAACAGTCACAACAGCCTTTAGCGACATTTCAGCAATCGTTAAGTCACTAGCAGATGCAAATGCATCACTATTGACTGAAATTGCTGAACTAAAGAAGTCAGTTGGATTTGTAACCGCACAGGTTGCAGATGCAGAAACCGGCTTTAACAATCTTGGAAAGCGTATCGATGCTGTAGAGGCAGATACCGCTTTCCGTAAGTCTGGCGACATCTTTGATGTCGTTCAGGAACCAGTACTGGTGGAAAAATCAGTATGGGGCGGAAGTTTCCTCACAACATCCGATTTACTAAAATAAATTCACTAGGAGGTGAAAAATAAAATGTCAGAAGAAATTATCAAAAATATGCCTTCAGGTGCTAGTCCAGTCTCGAACTTCCCTAACGCCGAAGGTGCTTTCGGAGCAACAGGCCAACCTACTAATGGTACTGGTGCGTTCTCTGAACACGGTACATACCTAAGTAACAGCCCAACCGCTAACTTTGGTGTTACCACAGGACCAAATGGTGTAAACCCATCGGCCTCTGCAAATCCAACTTATCCAGGTACTGGTATCCTACGCCCTGAACAGGCAAAACGATTTATCGATTATGTTTGGGACGCAACCACACTTGCACAGGATGGCCGCAGAGTCACAATGAGAGCAAACACAATGGAACTTGAGAAGATTAACGTGGGAGACCGTGTTATTCGTGCTGCAACCCAGGGTGTTTCAACTTATACCAACACTGGTGCTACCTTCTCTAAGGTAGAACTAACAACCAAGAAGATTCGTCTAGACTGGGAAGTTTCTGCAGAGTCACTCGAAGATAACATCGAGGGTGCTGCTCTAGAGGACCACCTAGTTCGTCTAATGACTAATGCTTTCGGTAATGACATCGAGGACCTTGCTATTAACGGTGATGGTTCAACAGGCTCATTCCTAAGCATTATGAACGGATTCATTAACATTGAGAAAACCAATGCTAATATCGGTTCAGGTTCAAACCTTGGAAGTGCTCACGAAGTTATCAACTCAACTCTAGTTGGGTCTAACGTAGCGTTCACAGACTGGACAACCGATAGACTACAATCACTTATCTTGGCTATGCCTCGTAGATACCGTGCTATTACTAACGGTCTAAAGTTCTATGCTGGTACAGACACATTTGCTAACATCGTTAAGAACAATGCTACTGTCTACTCGACCATCGGTTCTACCGAGGGTACTCGTGGAGAGTTCATTGGTGGTGCAAACCAGACTTTCGGTGGTGCACGTCAGACTCGTGTTCTCGGTGTTCCTGTTCTTGAAGTTCCTTACTACCCTGCAGGATTCGTTGACCTAACGTTCCCACAGAACCGTATTTGGGGCTTCCAGAGAGACATCACTGTCAACCGTTTCTATGTTCCGAAGAAGGACACAGTAGAATATACTGTATTCGTTCGTTTCGGTATTGCCTGGGAAGAACTGGATGCAGTTGCATTCGCAGACACTACTACAGACTAATCTGTAATTATGTCACCCTTTGATTGGGGGTAGGGATTAATTTCTCTACCCCCTTTCAATATTTATCTGGTATAATTAAAATAAATCTAAGGAGGATTTATCATGGCTGAAAACAAAGAAACCGAAACAATACCTGTCACCGATGAAGTAACTGTTGAAGCAGTTGTTGAACCAGTAACAGAAGTAGTTGAAGAAAAGGTTATCGTAATACCAGAACCAACAAAAAGCGTTCCTACATTGGGATTCGATACAGATGGCGTAATGGGTTCAACAACAACAAAGGCTAATAAGCCAAAAGTAGAAAAAGCACCTACAGTAGATGAAGTTGCACCATCAAAGGTAGCAATTTTTTCTCAAAGAAATCTGTACGCAGATGGACCTGGAAAGATTAATGTTGGCTACAACATTGTTCCAAAAAAGTATGTAGATTTCTGGCTTGCACAACGTGGCGTTCGTCTAGCAACACCAGACGAAGTAGCGGAGGCATTTGCCTAAATGGAAGTATTGAGAGTTCCACCATATCCAATTGCAACTAAATGGGATGTTCCAACTGCTAATGCAACATACATCTTCGAGGTTGAAGATATGGTGGACCACTCAATTGAACAAACTACACTAACATCAGATTTAGGTTCTCAAGTAACATACACAATCCCTAGAGCAAAAGCACAATTTGACCGTGACTTTGCTGTAAAAATTTATGAAACAGACCTTTATGGTGAAATTGTTGTAGAAGATAATTTAACAATTTATAGACCATATACAAATCCAAACACTCTTGCAACTACAATAGCAGATATTGAAGAATATAAAAAATATGAAATTATTGCTCGTTCTATCATAGATACTTTTCTAATGGAAGGTTCTGGAACTGGTGGAGCCTTTTATAACCATAAATTAGTTCTTCAACGTACAGGCGAGGGTAATGATTATTTTCCTGTATGGCATCCAGTAAACCGTGTTCTTAAGGTATATGAGAATAACGTTCTTGTTTATGACGCAGAGAATACTCCTATTGGTATTTCTATTCAAAATGTTTCTATTGCTAATAGCCTTGTTACTTTGACCACTACTATTACTCATGGTTTGCAAACTGGTCAGTATGTAACTATTTCTGGAGTTACCCCAACAAAATTTAATGGAACTTTTTATGTAAAAGATACTCCAACATCAACAACCTTTAGCATCGATAATACAACTATCGCTGCTGCTAATAATGAATCAATTACCACTCGTGGTGGTGTTCAGTCACAATGGGAATATAGTTATAAGCCATCCCTAGATAACTCAGCAATTATGCGTATGGAATTTGGAGAATATAATCGTATGGAGCAAACTCCTCCTTATCTTCCACCCGGTATTGGAGATATTGGTTTTTATGGATATTATCCAATTGCTTTCCCTAAAGGCTATGACTATATCATTATCGTAGATGCTGGATTTAAAGCAGTTCCACCAGATGTAGAAATTGCAGCCAAGATACTTATTGAAGAAATTAAATGTGGAAACAACGATTACTACAACCGTTTTGTTTCTGAATACAGCACAGACCAGTTTGATATTAAGTTTGCTCCACAATTCTTGGAGGGCACTGGAAACATGATTGTTGATAAAATCCTTAGTAACTACAAAGGAACACTCATTAAGCCAGGATTACTATAATGGCTTATTGTGAAAAACCAGATTTATTTTATCCTAATTTAGCAGATGTCTATTATCCAATGGTTGAGACAGGTGCTTATGGTAATACTAAAAAAACTTGGGTACTAGACAGAACAATTGCCATTGCAGTTAATCCAGCAGGTAGAAAATACAAACAAGATATTCAAACAAATAACGCCAAACTTGATTTGGAAAACTCTATTCTTGCTAGAACTAAGAACGACCTAACACAGTCAACCACAGATAACCTATATTCTATGACTAATATTATTATTACAAATATTAGAGATAGAGATGGAAATATAATTTATAATGAATCCTCTGGTCCAAGAAGTGGTATGGCAACTTTGTTTGAACTACCAACCTTTAACCCAATCGTAGGTGCTTTTGGAAAGACAGAATACTATAAGTTGGTGCTCGCTCGTTCTGAAAACCAGGCGATTGACCTATGATAACTGTCAGTTTTAACGACAAAGAATTTTTTAAAGACCTTATGAATATTGCCGGATATTCAGAAGGATTTTTAGAAGGTATCCAAAAGGGAAAACCTAAATTTTTAAAAAGTCTTGCGATAAACTCTATACAAATATTTAAAGAATTTGTTGACCAAAATGCCAGGGCAGACCAGCAAATGTATAATCATATTTATGAATGGTATCAAGTAGGAAATCCAGATGCCAGATTATTTGACTTAAACTATATTGTTAGTGAAAGTGGGATATCATTCAATTCAACATTTTCTCAATCTATGAGTATCGCAAATGGCTCTACAGTTCCATTCTATAATAAAGCAGAAATTATGGAAAAGGGATTGCCAGTAACAATTAGGCCAGTAAATGCAAAAGTATTGAATTTTAAAGTAGACAATGAAGAAGTTTTTACTGCAGGACCAATTACTGTGCAACATCCAGGCGGAACACATGTTGCAGGTTCATTTGAACACATATTTAATTTATTTTTTAATGAACACTTTTCTCAATCAGTACTACACATGACAGGAATAACAGCATATCTGAAAGATGCAAGAGTATATAAAGATAATCTACATTCTGCAAAAACTGGAGGCAAAGCAAAGGGTGTAGAAGTAGGGTATAATTGGATTGTGAAAGCAGGTGACTTAAGTGTCTAAAACATCAATTCTAAATACACCAGTATTATGGATTAACGCATATTTGCAAGAAAAACTACAGAGTTTGGGATTTGACACCATGCCCTTTTTCCCATCATTGCCATCCACTATTAACGACCTTACGGACTATTTTCCTACAGGTGGAGTCATGGCAACCTATGACCGCATGATTAGAATGCGTAGAAATCCATTCCCACACATTAAATGTGAACAATTACTTTATTATTTTTATGCAACTGCAGAAAATTCAGTTGTTAATATGGTAAAAATTACAGAACAAACACTAAGACTTATGGACCGTGAAGACGAAACAGCCGAAGAATTAAATAAATGGTGTATTGCAAAGGGTTCAATCTTGGTGGAAGGCGAAACAATTGAGCCAAACTTTAATTTTACAAATTTCAAGGTATTTCAACTTCAAGAAACCAGGGATATTATTAATTTTGGAACAGCAAGAACCTATGCAGGAAATAAAATAATTATCTATTATGACTATATAATGCTAGAGCAATAAAAGCATGTTATACTTATAAAGAGGAAACAAATGCCCATTAATTTTAAAATGAAAGATGGTGAAATAAAAATATGGCTTATTCAAGAGGTAAAAATTCTAACATTATCGTAGGTGCTGCCGCACTGTTCGTAACAAACCTTGGAACTGCAAACTACTCAAGTTCTGTGCAGCCACCAGCGTATGTTGCAGGAAAGTCTTACAAGGACACTCTAACAGACACCGCATCAACAGCAGTTACTAACGTTGGATATACAAACAACGGTATTGACATTACATTCAACCCGACATTCGGAGATGTCATGGTAGACCAGTTACTTGACGTTGCAAAACTTTACAAGTCTAATATGCAGGTTACTCTAAAGACTTCATTCGCTGAAGCAACTTTGGAAAATCTACTATTGTCGCTTGGTCAAAAGGGTTCTGTGCAAACAGGTACTTTGGTAACAACTGCCCCGGTCACTGGGACTGAAGTAAACACTTCAACAGTTTATACAACTGTTGGTACCTTTACAACAGGAATCTCAACACTTGTAACAACAGGAGGTACCGACAAGTATATCGAACTACTATCTGGAGATTTGGGTGACTACCCAATCGAAAGAAGTTTGATTGCTATTGGTCCTGGTATTGGAGCAACTGGTGCACAACCAGCAGTTCCAGGCTCAGGATACACTGACAACGCAGAACGTGTGTACATTGCATACCGTGCTGTTTCAATCAGCAACGTAACCGTATCTGCCAAGCGTGACGCTGCTACTACATTCGATGTAGAGTTCCGTCTGCTTCCAGATGACAACGGTTCGTACGGAAAGATTGTTGACCGCACTTACTAAAATTAAATAATAATTAAATATGAGACTGCCCTGGGAATTCCTAGGGCAGTTTCTTTGCTATAATGAGTATATGCCTACAAAAGTATACGATATAAAATATGTAAGATTAATTGACGGAACCTATTTTGAAGTTCCACCATTAAAGATTTATTATATGAGACAGTTTATGGATAGATTTTCAAAGATGCAAGAAAATACCGAAATTCTAATACTAGACCACTTAATAGATTGTTCATTAATTGCAATGAAACAATACTATCCAGAAATAAAAACTATAGAGCAACTAGAAGATGTTATCGATATTCACAATATTTATAAATTGATAGAATATTGTTCCGGAATCAAGATGACAAATGACCCCGACACTGATGTAGAGAAAAAAGAAGTAGACCCAGAAAGTAATAGTTCTAGTTGGGATAATATTGATTTAGCAAAACTAGAGTCTGAAGTATTTCTTTTAGGAATTTGGAAAGACTATGAAGAATTAGAAAGGTCGTTATCTTTATCAGAACTATTTCTCACACTAGAAGCAAAGAGAGATTTAGACTATCAAGATAAGAAATTTTCTGCAGCAATCCAAGGAGTTGACATTGAGGGAGACAAGCAAGAGGAAGACCCCTGGGAAGCCATGAAAGCCAGGGTAGCGGCTAAAACAAGTGGTATTGGTAATGGAAACCCTAATGATATTACAGCCCTTCAGGGAGTCACTGCACAGCAAGCAGGGTTTGGTATTGGTATGGGTATAGATTATGAAATTATCAATGGTTAATTATGCTATAATTATTTATATCCTTAAAGGAGGAATACTATGGCAACAGTTTATAATGAAGAAACAACATTAGAACTATTAGATGGCAGCACAATTAATGTAAAGCCACTCAAAATTTCACTTCTTCGTGAATTTATGAAGAAGTTCGATGAAATTTCAAAAGTAGCAGATGACAATGAAAAATCCTTGGAATTGCTAATCGAATGTGTTAAGGTTGCACTTAAGCAATATAACCCAAATCTATTAGATGACAAGGTAGACCTAGAAGAAATCTTGAATCTTCCAATGGTTTATCAGATTATTAATGAGGCATCAGGCATTGATTTGTCTGGCACATCGCTCATTGGTAATGTTTAATAAGTAAAGAGGTGTTTATGAATGGCTGAAGATATACAGTCCAATATTAAAGTTAATATTGATACAAGCAATGCATTAGCGAGTATCAAAACTTTACAGACTCAAATTTCAGCCTTTCATACACAAATGGCAAAAAGTGGTGCTCAAGCCACCGCCGAAGCAAAGAACTTACAGCAAAACCTCATAAACTCCCTAAATGCCAGCGGAAAATTTGCTGCAACAATGAACAATGTTTCATCAACAACAGAACAATTTACAACAGCACTAGAAAAGAATAAATTTTCTATTGGAGAATATTTTAGATATGCTGGTGGGGCATCCAAATCATTTGGTAAATACTTTAAAACAGAACTTGAAACAGTAAACAAAGTTGCTCGTGAAAGAGTAAAAGACCTTCAGTCACAATACATTTCATTAGGTAGAAATGCAAATGGAGCACTGCAAGCAATTAAGGTAAGACCTTTGATGCTAGACCTTAATAATCTATCTACCAAAACTCAGATTGCTGCACAAAAACAGCAGTTGCTCAACCAATTGTTAAAGCAAGGTTCTACCAATCTACTAAACTTTGGTAAAAATACACAATGGGCTGGTCGCCAACTTATGGTTGGTTTTACTATCCCACTAACAATGTTTGCCGCTAAAGCAAGTCAGGCATATATGCAAATGGAACAGGCTGCTGTTCAATTCAAACGTGTTTATGGCGATTCAATGACAACAACATCAGAGGCAAACCAGGCTCTGAAACAAGTTCAGGCACTTGCTTTAGAATATACTAAGTATGGTGTTGCAGTTAAAGACACTATGGATATGGCTGCACAAGCAGCAGCAATGGGTAAAAAGGGTGCAGACCTTCTAGCACAAGTTGGACAGGCAAGCAAACTATCTGCACTCGGTGGGGTAGACCAACAAAAATCATTGCAAACAACCATATCTCTAACTAATGCTTTTGGTATTTCTAGTAAAGACCTTGCCAAAAATATTGACTTCCTGAACGCAGTAGAAAACCAAACAGTTCTATCCATTGATGATATGACTACTGCTATTCCAAAAGCAGCACCAGTTGTTAGACAACTTGGTGGTAACGTCAAAGACCTAGCCTTCTTCTTAACAGCAATGAAAGAAGGTGGAATCAATGCATCAGAAGGTGCAAACGCACTCAAGTCTGGTCTTGCATCTATGATTAATCCAACAAGCAAAGCAAAAGCAATGCTTCAAGGATTTGGTATCAATATTACAGACATTGTTACTAAGGACAAAGGAAATCTTAAGAAAACCGTACTTGACTTTGCATCTGCATTAGACCAACTTGACCCACTTAATCGTGCAAAAGCAATTGAGCAAATGTTTGGTAAATTCCAATTTTCTAGAATTTCTACATTATTTAAAAACGTTGCAGACCAAAATAGCCAGGCATCAAAGGTTATGGACCTTGCTAATAAAAGTCCTCAACAACTTGCATATATTTCTCAAAAAGAACTTGAGCAAATTCAAAACTCTACAATGTATAAGTTTAACGCAATGGTTCAAAAACTTCAACAATCATTGGTTCCAATTGGAGAACAGTTCTTAAAAATTGCCACCCCAATTATGGATGTAATCAATAAAATTCTTGGTGCATTTAATAATCTTCCAGACTCTGTAAAGAATTTTGGAGTTATTTTAGTTACTGCTGTTGCAGGTATTGGCCCAGTACTTCTTATGACTGTTGGTCTGATTGCTAACGGTGTTGCAAACCTTATTAAAATGTTTGCAAATCTAAAATCATTCTTAAATAAAACTGGTAAATCTAGTTTAGACCTTGGTTCTCAAACTGAGTATATGACTAAAGAACAGTTGAATGCTGCAGCAGTTGGTGCATCACTAGAACAAGTTCATCAAAAACTACAACAAAGATTTACAGCAGAAGCAGAATCTGTAGATATTCTGACTGCTGCATATGAACGTTCCATTGCTGCTCAAAGAGTTTTTCAAGGACCAATCAACACTGCTGGTGGTACTAAACGAAAAGGTTATGCAACTGGAGGAATAATTCGTGGTCCAGGAACAGGAACCTCAGACTCTATTCCTGCAATGCTATCTGCTGGAGAAGCAGTAATTCCAGCACACTCTGTGGCACGTCATACAGATATTGTTAAATCATTAATTTCCGGTAATCTTCCTGGGTATGCTTCTGGAGGAATTGTTTCTCTTGGTATGCCAGCCATGAATGTGGAACAATTAATGAAACGTATTGCACGTCAAAATCAACTAGAAGAAATTACCCAGGAAGTATTTAATAGTCCATTGGGTAGAGTAAAGCCAACTGATTTTGGTGAACAAGTAGCCATGACAACTGGACATAGTTTTCCATCATCTTCTGTTGGTGGAGTATATCGTAAGCCAGATGGCACAATGGTTTTTGTTAAACCAATGACTAGTGAAAAGGCTGCCCTTGCAGAAATGCGTGGCACTCAAATTGCTAGAGATGTTCATGGTTTAATTGCTCCAAAACAAACACTTCGTGTAATGCAAAATCCAAATGACCCATCTGGTCACAATAGATTTTTTGTTCTTGAGTCACCATTAGACCCAAGAATTGCATCACCAGGTTCAAATTTTACCAAACAAGATTTTTTCAAACAATTTGTTGCATCACTTCTTCGTGGAGACAAAGACCTTGGCCCAGGAAATCTTGGTGGCAATGTTTTGGCAGATGTGGGTACAGCAGGAGTATTTAGTCAAGCATCTGGAATGAAGTCAGAATATTCTGGCACAATGCCATCAATGGAAGAACAGGCAATGGTTAATTTGCTTGGTGTAAAAGGTGGTGCTAAAAAGTTTTTTGCTCAAGCAACATCAAGTATTGCAAGAAGTATGTCTCCTTCAGAATATCATGCTGGAATTATTAATGAAATTAATAACATTCTTCCTAAACTAGAATCTACAATTGGTTCGATGGGATTGTCTAAACAAGAAATGCCACATTATCAAGCAATGATTGAAAGACTTCGTGCAGGTAAGAATGTAGACTGGTCTAATTTCCAAGGTATTCATGCTGCAGTTCCAGGTCTTGCAACCGGCGGCGTATTCAATGGTCCAGGCACAGGAACATCAGATTCTATTTTAGCAAGAGTATCAAATGGTGAAGCAATTATTCCTGCTAACTCAGTAGCACGTCATCCAGAACTTGTCAAATCTCTTATTTCTGGAAATATTCCCGGATTCAAGGCTGGTAAATTTGGTGACACGCCAGAGTATGAACAGCATTTCCCCGGTATTACAGATATAACAACAGGAAGTCAGTCACAAAATGTTGAAATGCTAAAAGTTCTTAAAAGAATTGTAGACACAACATATGAAATTGCAGGTAGAAATGGTACTGCTGGTTCAGCAACAGGTGTGAATGCTGCTCACGGTAATCCAAAAATTGATTTAACACCAGAAGCAGCAAGAGTTTTGGGACAAAAAATGGTTGATTCTGGAAATAATGGAACTGTTGCACAAGGACTATTGAGAGCAAAAAAACCAGTAGGAACATATTCTAATTTAGTTTTTCCAGTACCAAGAAGTGCAAACAATGGTGATATTTCTGGAAAAGATTTCTCAAAATGGGTATCACAAGATTCTGCAAGATTCGTTTCTATGATTGCTAAAAATGCTAAAATGGACCCGAATGACCCAGGATTCCAAGAGTTTTCTAAAAGAGTATCTAAGGCTTTAGCAGCAGCAGGTTCTGCTGCTATTTCAGATAGTGATTTTGAAAAAATTGTTGCAAAAAGTATTTCAGAACAATCAGAGGGAGCAGCAAAACAAGCACTTATAAACGCAAGAGATACATATCAAACCTTCAATGTTGAAAGTTCATCTTCAGGAAGGTCTAGACGTGAAGCATCAAATACTGGAATTGGAATGGGTCCAAACTTAGAACTTCTTACCAATACAGGAACAAACTCATATAGGAGAGTTCAGCAATGGATGAGTACAAAAGGTACTCAATTATGGCAAAAATATAGCGAAGAAGCAAATACATTTACAAAAGACGTAGTATTTGGAATGATTAAAGATATTAAAAATAACGTAGTTTCTGGTGTAAAAAAGGCTGCAAAAATTGCTTCTCCGTCTAAAGAAGCAGATGCTGTTGGACAAAATATTGGAAAGAGTGCTATTGATGGCATGAAGAAACAAGTTGTAAAAGCAAAGATTGCTGGAGAACAACTAGGAATTGCTGCATCTTCTGGTATAAGCCAAGCAACATTACTTGGAAGAAACTATATTCCTGGTACTTTGGCTATGGACTCACAAGGTGGTTATGGTATTTTACAGGGACCATCAGCAGGACCAAAACAAAACTTCATGAGTCGAATTACTCCTAATTTTAGTATGAGTAATATGAGAAATAATTTGACTAAAAGTGGTGTTGGACTTGGAGCAAAAATTTCTACCATGGGTAGAGGTGGAGGCATGGCAGGAATGGGTGTTAGTATGGCATTGGGAACACTCGGTTCAATCATGCCATCAGGACCAGTACAAGATTTAACAAATGGTGTTGCTGGTTTAAGCACATTGATGAGTCCATTATTATTTGCAATGCCAGGACTCTCTACATCAATTGGTAGTGCTGTAGCAGCCTTGGCACCCTTTGCTCCAGAATTATTAGTTGCAACTGCCGCCATCGGCGGTATTGCTTATGGGATTGATTCATATACAAAGGCTCAAAATAAAGCGGCATCTGAGTTAAACGGAATTGCCGATATTGCAAACTATAGTAAGTCAGAACTTAAATCATTAGGAGACTATTTTCATTATGTTGCTAATGTAAATAGAACTTATGGAGGAACATCTATTGGCTCTAAAACATCTGCTCCATCAAGAGTAAAATCAGCAGAGGACTTTTTAGGTTCACAGGCTTTTCAAACATTATATAATACTCCAACAGAAGGAAAAGGCTCTCTTACTAGAGTAGAACAAATTAAACGGTCAAAAGATAAAACCTCAGCATTTGCTAGAATTACCAATGCTATCTTAGGTTCCGGCGGCACAACACAAGATGCTCAAAGGGCTATTGATAGTATTCAACTAGCACTTTATGGAAAGGTAAATAAATATAATTTTTCTACAAAAAATTATGCACTCAATAGCAATAAGGGTGCAGCCAATTATAATACATTATTGGCAAATCAATTAACAGCAAGTAGCAAGGCTATGAGTTCAGACTCCAACCAACTCACACTAGAACAAAGTAGGGCATCTGTTCAAAAAATGCTTGATGATGCAAAGAATCGTCTTAAAACTGCAAAAACTCAAGAACAAAAAAATTCTGCAAATACTGCTATTGCAGCCGCAAGCCAATCACTAGCAGCAATTAAAGATGCTCAAACAACTGGTAAAGACTGGTTAAGTTCTACCCTTGGAGCAAAAGGAACAGCAGCAAATAAAGCAGCCGCTGCAGCAGTCAGGGATGCCATGACACAATCAGTTGACCAATTTAATGTTGGTACACTTAGTGCAGCACAATTTAATAAACAGATGGATGCAATTGGAAATAATCTTAAAAAAATTAAATCAGTAAATGCTATCCAAATGCTTACTACTCAAATATCTGCATTACCATTGGCGACACAAAAAGTAGTAAATAAAGTTGGAACATTAAATGATAAACTCTTACTAATTAAAGCATCTATGTTAAATATGGACCACCTTAGTGAACAGCAAACAAATGCACTCATTGCAGGAGAAAGTCCAAATGCAACTGCTGCTCAAAAGAAAGCAGCAAAAGCAGTCACTGATGCTATTCAAAGTTTTATAGATGATGCAGAAAAAACTACCGTTAATGATATTAAGGTACAAAACTCTACACCTAAAACAGCCGCAGATATTCGTGCAGCAAAACAAGATAGATTAAATGCTGCACTATCTCTTCTTTCAAAAACAGAACAAAAGATTAATGATAAATATGATGCAAGACTTAAAAAACTTGATGAGATTCAAAAAGCAAATGATAAGATTACTCAACAACAACAAGGACAATTAGACCTTGCCGATGCTCTGTCTAGAGGAGATATGTCAGCAGCAGCAAATGCAAGGTCCAATATTCAATCACTTAATGCTCAAAATGCTGCAGATGCACAAAGGGCAGCAATTGAGGCATCAAGACAAAGTGCTCTATCAAACACCTACATAGTTCTAAATGGTAAAAAATATAAACGCTCTGACATTCAGGCGAGACTGGATTACTTAGACCAACAATCAACGTTGACAACACTTGGAAAAAGAGATTTCTCTGGTTATCAAACAATATCAAACAATGCAACAGGTGGACATATTATTGGACCAGGAACTGGGACTAGCGATAGTATTCCAGCAAGATTATCTAATGGAGAATATGTAGTTAGAGCAAATGCTGTAAAGGCTATTGGTGTAGGTACCCTCGACAAACTAAACCAAGCAGACAGAATTGGATTTAAGAATGGTGGCTATAATGGCTATGCTAATGGTGGTATGGTTAGCCCACTAGATGCCGATAACAATGTTCTAAGTATGCTTGCAATGGCTAATAGAAAAACTGGAACAAATCCTAGATATGTTTTGGGTGGAGGCAGAGGAAATCAAACAGAGTATGTTCCATCAGGAAATCAAATATTTTTATCAAATAAACGAAATACGCTATCAGACCTAAATCATGAATTTGGGCATGGAATTGATTATAACCTACTACTAAATAGAAAAGATATTTCTAGCAATAATCCAATTTTTAAACCAATGGTTGGAACAAGTATTGCAATGCCAAACTATGACTGGAATGGCAAGGGTTTAAAAAAGATTATAAAGTTTAAAGATTTTGCAGAAGAAGTTAGAGCAGAAATTTGGGCTGGAGCATTAACAAGATTAACTGGTAAAAAGTTTAACAAATTAAAAATTGATAATAGTGGAGTTCCAAGCAAACTTTCTGGAGACCCACTAAGAGACAGTTTTTGGAGTCCTGTCTATCATTCAGATGAAACTTATGTGCCTGGTAATAATGACCCACATGCAAACACAGATGTAAATCGTTATTTAGAGAATGCAGGATATTCTGACCCAGTTGGATTTATGAAAATGCTTGGATTAAATGTTCCAAAATCATTTAGAAAATTTAAGCCAATTAAGGGATATCCACAATTTAAAGGAAATCCAAGGTTAGCACCAATCGACCTAATGCCATATACATCAAAACTTTCTAAAAAATATCCAGGACAGGGCACAAAAGATTTAGCAAAGTTTGCTAATGGTGGATTAGTAGGTTATGCAGACGGTGGCTTTATGAATACCACTGGATATAATAAAGGACATGCAAAACAGCATTCACAAGAAGCCATACTTGAACTATCTCCAACAGACCCTAGTGCACCATGGAATAAAGGTGGATGGGCACAGAATGGAAACGACCCTGTTCAAAGAAAAGCATATTGGCAACAATGGGGATATAAGCCATCATATCTTAAAAAAGGAGACCCATCATCTGCTGACCTTATGGGTGTTGCAAAAACTGGAGCATATTTTATTCCAGGAATTAGCGAATTAACAAATGTTGGTGATGCATTAACTGCTGCACAAAGTGGAGATATTCCAAGTGCCATTATTAGTGGTGGATTTGCAGCACTTCCATTTGGCGGTAATCCCAAACTGTTAACCAAACTATTGTTAGGTGGAAGTATTTTAAATAGTTTAGGTAATCAAGATTTTTCAGGTGCAGGAGTAAATGCTGGACTAAGTCTTCTTCCAGCAGGACTAAGAAAACTCGGTGGGGTATTTGGAAAAGTTTCTAGTGCTGTACAAAATGCTAAAGTATTTAAAAATATTAGAGACTACATAACATTATTCAATGCACAAATCATGGCAAGAAAAGCAACTAAAGGTAAATCAAGTTTACAAAACATGGTTTTTAGTAATGACTATGTTCCACCTGCACCCGGTACTAAACCCACATATCTTAAACAATATGAAGGACTAGAAAATCATTTTAAAGATATGTTTTCAAATGTTAACCTTGGAAAAGAATTTGAAGCAACAACTAGTTTAACTAAACTTGAAAGACATGATGCTTCAAAAACTTTTATGATGGGCTTAGGTGGAGATTTTTACAAAAATGTAATAGAAGAAGGATTGCTTAAAAAGAAATATGGTGGTAATTACCGTGCTTCAATAAAAAGTAGTACCAAAGACCCAATGAGTGCACATGTAGGTCTGATTCAATTAGACGATTCGTTTCAAGGTAAAGGAATTGCAAAAAACTTTACAATTCAAGCACAAGCAATTCTTAAAAAACTTGGTGTACAAAGAATAAGCATGACTGCTGGACTAACTGATGGTGGCTATGCTTGGGCAAAAGCAGGGTTTAAATTCTCAGACCAGGGAACCGTATTAAGTAGACTTGGAGATGCTAAAAGGTACCTACCTGAAAATAAACAAATAAATACATTGTTAAATAAAATGACAACTTTAAAACCAACAGATAAGGGATACCCAAGTCCAAAAGATTTCTTTAAAATTAAAGGAAAAATTTCACACGACCAATTCGATTATTTTATGAAATTACAAGAAGAAAAACACAATGCTGAGTTTGATGAAAATTTTGAACCTTTTGTCCCTTCGAAATATTCATCAAAAATTGGAGATTTGATTATGCGTGGTTCTACTTGGGAAGGCTATAAAGACATTCGCCGCCCAAGTATGATTGCCCCTGTTGGTAAAGCATTGGTAAAATTTGGTTCATTAAGTAGCGATATGTTTGGAAAACTTAAGAGTAAGTTTAAGCCTTTTGTAAGAACAGATGAAGAAATTGATGGAATGAAATATCCTACTTTTGCAATAAAAGGAAGACGATTTGCATTCCAAAGATTTAAAGAAGATTTATCTAATTTACAAAATTTGGGAGTAACTCCAATATCAATGACAAATAAAGTTAGAACAAGAAGCGTACCAGATAGATATAATTGGGAGGGTGTTCCTCGGAGAACAGAACCTAAGCCAGTAGATTTTATACCTCCAAGCGAGAGAATATCTGCACCAGGACCTATAGGATTGTTAAAAACAGCATTGGAGTTAAAACCAAATAATAAAAAACTTTCAACAATGTTAACAAATTTTGAGTCAATGAAAATTGGAAGAAAAGAAACTAGATTATTAGATGATATGACAGCATCTATGTATTTTGGTAAAAAGGATGCAGGTCAAGTAGATGGACTTGCAATGACATTATCTGGATTAACAGGAAACAAAATTGCCAAAATAATGCTTCGTTCAAGTAGAAGTAAACTTTACAAATATACAAAAGATGAACAAGCATCTGCATGGCAAAAGACAAAAGACGATTGGTCAGATAAAGTTCACGATTACCTACATGAGACAACTCCATCAAATCCAAGTGAAATTACAGCAATTCATTCAACTAAATATCCAGTAAATCGTAATAAAAAAGGAAAACTAGAACTTTATCCTCACGGACATTATCCATCTATACATGGAAGAACATCTCTACATTTTACATTAGAGGATGTAGTAAAATCACATTTCTTTGGAAAATGGAATCCAGATGAAACTAAAATAATAACACCATTATCTTCAATAATGAAAAGAAAAGGCAAGCCATCTGGATTTTTAACTAACGATACTTGGTTTGATTTTAATCCTGGAGAAAAATTAAATCTAGATAATGCTGCAGTAATTAGACCATATACAAATAGAAAAGACTATATAAAAGAATTATCAAATAGAGGATTATTAACAAAAGATATGATTGAAAATTCATCGAAAATTCCTCTCATTATGGATGATTTAAAAACTAAAGAAGTTTTACATCTTACAAATAATTTCAACACTGTCGAAAAAGCAAGAATTTTTAAAGAAATTTTAGGAAGAAATTATGTAAACAAAAAAGCATTAGATGAAAAATTTCCAGACCAAGAAAGTGTAAATAGGGTTTTAGAAATAGAAGCAATTCAACGTGCTAAAAAAATGGTTGGTATTGATACACAACATTCTCCACACAATGAACATGGGGTATATGGTAATAACTTGGACAAAATAACATCATTTGCAAAATTACTTAATCTGAAACCTAGACAACATAAGGGTTCATATGAAGAATTTTTAGAAAATCCATATAGAGAAAAACCTAATATTTTTGGAAATATTCAGGCACAAAGATTTGCTAGATTAAAAGGAATGTTTGATTCTGAAATTAAACGCATTTATGAAGATAATAATAATCATTTTGCTTATGGTGGACTAGTTCAGCCTAAGTATTTTGCTAAAGGTGGACATGTTCGAGGAACAGATACAATTCCTGCTATGCTTACCCCAGGAGAATTTGTAGTTAAAAAATCTGCGGTAGATAGAATTGGAACATCTAAACTAAACAATATTAATAATGGAAACTCGCTTGGAGATTCAGTGTATAATAATACAT